GGCCTGGGATAATGTCATTTTCTGTTCCACATCAATTTTCAATGGGGATTCACTCAATACAGTGCCATAATAAACCGCTGCGGGCTTTTTCGTTTCCACCGCGTCCAGGGCCGCTTGCTTAAAAACCTTCATCAATTCCGTACAATCAGGCAACAAATTCGCCCCCACGCAAAGTTAAATTCATAAAATGTTCGCTCTCATTAAAAATATGAACCGCTTTTTCCACCAGCATATAAGAATTGACAACCATATCCCCCAAATCCAAAGACACCACAATCAAGCATCCAGCCCTTACCCGTATATCCCCAAATGCTTTTGTAATTTTTAACCTCCGGGTCTTGCTGTTATAAAGAGATAATAAAGCGTTGGCTTTTGCCGCCCCGTTTTCCCCTTCTTTCAGCGTATCAAAATATTGCAGGATTCCCCATTCGTTAATATGGGAACTGTCCTTTGCAATAAAAATTTCCCGTTTCCCTGTCTTTTCATTGTCATAGGCCAGCTTGATTTGGTCATAAGTCTGTTCATCAATGCTGGAGCTGTACTCAAAATTTTCCCCGGTTTCGGCATCAACCAGCAAATCAAGCTTCATATTGGCAATGTTTTTTAAAGTCAGCTTTCCGGCGTCATCATAAAGGACAAACATTTCTTTTTGATTGGCAAGCTCTAAATCAAGAGCGTTTTCTATCATGTCTAATAACGTATTATTTTCTTCCGTCCTGGTTGGGATAACATAAGAAGTACTTTCAATCGTCCCTAAATTTAACCCGTAATCCCCGGCTATCATTTGGATAAAAGCGCTGGCCGTTTTATTTTCATAAACATAAGTATCTTTATTTTTTAAATAACGGATTTGGTCATAAGCGGTACAGTGAATCACTCCTGCCTGATTGGTTTTATCCCGTTTTTTTATAAACACAAACCCATAAAATATGGTTTTTCCGTCTGCCAGCAGATTGACGGAAGAACCTTCCCCAAATTCATTGATTCGTTTTAAAGCCTCATCCTTTAAAACGGTAAATTTTAGTGTTCCGGGCGATCCCCTACGGTCAGTTGTCCATTCAATTCCTTCCTCAACCAAGGGGAAAAAAGAGATTCCATTTTCATTGGTAATTAAAATTTGAAATTTCATAAAATCCCCCTTTATTGAGGCGCTTCCGGTATGGTCAAAGTATCGCCTACATAAAGTATGTTTGGGTCACTCATATTGTTGGCTTTCGCAATTAAGGTATATTTAGAACCATCCCCATAATACTTCTTAGCCAGATTCCAAAGGCAATCCCCGGATACCGCCTTATATGTCATAGGCAGCTTAGAGTCCGGCGCGTTATCCGTACTGGAAGGGGCACGCATGGTGTCCGTTGTAGCGGATGCAGAAGCATCTGCTTTCATTTCGACTTTGCAGGTTTTGGTGGAATAATTCCGGTACTGTTTCAATTTGATTTTTACAATTAAATCAAAACCTTCTTTGGTGGTGTCCGTTATGGAGTAGGATTCCATAGATACTTTTATATTGGTACTGAATAAAACCTTTCCGTTTGGCATTGTCCTAGAAACAATGAATTGGAAAGGCTTCTGGCTGGTTTTTAATTTTTCAAAATAATTTAAAAAATATTTTGCTTTTTGGAATCCCCCTGGATAAACGGCAAAAGGATGCCGGACTTGTGGTATGGTGCAGTCAAATTCAATATCTGTTAATTTTGCCTTTTTTAAGATATTGATTTCGCCTTCATCAATTAAAACATAAGTAGTATTGTTATTATTGATGGTCAGTTTCAGCTGGGAAGGAGCTATGGGAAGAAGCAGGGATTTTAAATAAAAATCATACTGGCTCATTATGTATGTGTCCCTTCCGCAACCTTATCTATGGCTTCATAGGCCCCATCCGTTAAACCTTCCACAATCCCGTCCAAATCCAATCCGCTGTTTATGTTGTTGTGATTGGTTTGCTTAATGGTAATATCCGCCATGGTAAACCGGTTGACTGTTTCCCGTTCCGCAATATCCCGTAAATATTTTAATTCTTCATCAGATGATTTTAAGCTGTCTGCCATTGTGCCGGTATTGTCCACAATATTAGAAACATCATTTGCCAAATCCGTTACACCGCCTTCAGCCATATATTTAGACATATCCAAATCTTTGACGCCAAAAAAGTCTTTTAAAGAAAAATCTGCAATTTTATCTTCAATCCCCTGCCCGAAGGAATAACCGGCAGATGCAGCATCCGAATAATCAATGAAATCCATTTTCTTAACGTATTCCACCCATCCGGATTCGTCTTTTACTTCCTGCTGGGCCTTTTCCAAGCCGGAATAAAAGTTATCCAGGCCGCTGGTAATATCTACGGTTACACCCGGAATCTTGTTGATAACAGCTTCAATGGCAGAGGCCATATTTTTGATATAGCCAATAACCGTTAAGCACATATCATAAAAAAGAATTTCAACAGCGGCAACCGGATTGTTAAAAACATTTCCGATAAAATTTGCTGCCATTGCAAACCCATTCTGCACGGGTATTACCGTATGGTTTAAAATTTGCGCCCCCAGGACGGCAAAAACGCCTGCTATGATTCCGGTAGCGGAAACAGAAGTGCCCTTAAAGTGGTTAATTGCCGCTACAACCGCGTAAATCAGGGCTATAATGCCGATAATGGAAGCAATAATCCACGTAACCGGGCAGGCTAAAAGGGCGGTATTCAGGCCATATTGCGCCGCTGTTTGGGCAAACGTCGCACCCGTCTGCATGGCTTGCGCGGCAGCGTGAACATTGGCTTGAATTGCAGCGGCAGCTGTTATGCCATTGGCCACTGCCTGTGTCGCTTTATAAACGCCAAGAACGGCAGTATAGCCCAGCAGCGCGGCTGTCACCCCATAAACAATGGGACTGATCCATGACCAGTTATCTATCACCGCCCCCGCTCCTGCGGTCATCAGGTCAAAAACGTTAAGGGCTATTTGGGCCATGATGGATAAACCGTCAATGGTGCCGTTTACAACCTTCTGGAAGCTGTCATTATTGGCAATTTCATTCATCCTGGCAAGGACAGGCTGGAATGACATAAGGGCAGTGTTTTGGATTGATGTGCCGATCTGCTCAAAGGTCTTAGGCATGCTTTCAAATTTGGCATTGGTTTCATCCGCTGCGGCAAACATAGCCGCTTTCACAATATCTGCGGTAATTGCTCCTTCCGCCGCCATATCTTTTAGCTGCCCTTTAGGAACATCCATATAATCAGCTATAGCCTGGATAATATTGGGGGCTTGTTCTAAAATGCTGTTGTATTCTTCACCCCTTAAAACCCCGGAACCCATTGCCTGGGTGAGCTGGAGCATAGCAGCCTTTATTCCTTCCGGAGCTGTCCCGGCAATCCGAAACTGTTTATTGACCTGCTCCATAAAATCAACGATTTCTCTTGAGCTGCCAAAAGCATCCCCGGCCATGAGACCTAATTTGGAAACGGCGTCAGCGGTTGCCTGGTAAGCCCCTCTTGACCGTTCCGCAGAAAGATAAATCATATTCTGTAAATCCTGTGTTGTCTGCAATCCGTCATTCATTAAGTTTAAACGGGCTGTTGTGGAAGTCAGCTGGTCAGACAGTCCCAAAACTGCTGAAAGGGTGTGCATAGTAGCATAAGCCGCTACGGCCCGTCCTATCATCTGCGTTAAATGGTTCGCTTCATTGGCTCCCTGCTGGATTGCATCATTGAAGCGGCCCTGTTCATCAACATTATCCCGGATATGCCTTTCTGTTCCGCCCACAATCTGGGAAAGGCGATTATACGCTTCATTGGCCCCCTGCACATCCATATTTTCAACTGCATGGTTCAGGGCTTCCTGGGCCTGGACTGCTTGTGCAAGCTGTCCCCTTAATTGTTCCAGTTGAGCGTTGGCCCTGTCGGAACCAACATTCATCGGATTATTTGCAATTTGGGCCATACGGCTTTGGATTGCCTGGATGCGGATTTGGATGCTGTTTAAATCTGCGGCAGCATTTGGCGGAAAAATATTGGCATTAGCGGCTTGCGCGCCGATCCGCTGTTGTGTCTGCGTCAGACTTTCCATCATAAAGTTGGCGCTTTCCAGTTCCGCCTGGAACCGTTCAATCCCTGTACCGGTAAATACCGGAATGTCCTGTGTTTTCCAAGTAACAGGGATTTCCACTGGCTGTGAAAACCCGTCCCGGATGGAACGTTCCACACCGCCTACCGTTTGGGATAGCTGCAAGAAAGCCTGGTTGATGTTCCCCGCATCCATTCCCTGCATAGCACTGTTTAAATTTTCCTGATAAGATAACGTCTGGGCAAGCTGTCCCCGCAGATGCTCCAACTGTGTGTTGGCTTCTTCGCTTCCAATATCCAAAGAATTCTGTTCGATTTCAGCAATGGCCGTTTGCAAATTTTGTACCCGGCTCTGTAAATTCTGAATATCGGTAATCGCTGCCGGAGAAAGAAAGCTGGAAGTCTGGGCTTGCTGTGTAATGCTGGCCTGGGTTGTGCCCAGCTTCTCCAGCATGGAATTGACACTGAAAATTTCTTGTTCATAACGGTCAATGCCGCTAGTAGTGAACACATCCAAGGGATCTGATTTCCAAATGACGGGGACTTCTGCCGGGGAAACTACCGGCCCTGCAACAGTTCCCCGGGACGGCCCTATCCGGGACAATTCATCCTGCATATTTTGAAAAGCTATAGTTGCCTGGTCTGCGGCATCCCGCATTCCTTCTAAAGAACGGGTATCTATCTCATTGCCGCTGACCCGCTGCATGTTCTCAAAGGCCGAAACAGTGAGATTCAAAGCGGTTATAATGTTGTTTAATGGGGCTGTAAAACCGTCATATAATTCAATGCCGCTTTGTAAAGTTCCCACTGTTTTTATCTCCTTCTTCTGTGGCTGTGTGACCTTCTGTTGAGTTTCTGGGCCTTTTCCGCCTTTTTGGCTTCCTGTTTATCCTTTTTCAGCTTGATACGGATTGCCGCAATGAGAAAAGCTTTTTCCTGTTCGTCCATTTCCAGATACTGTGAGGGCAAAATGTAAAGCTTATGAAGGCAATAGTAAGCGTAATTCGCTTCCGGATCGCCTTCCTCTATGAGTTTTTTGCTTCATCCACCTTATCTTCAAAGGATTTTGTAAAGCCGTTGAACTCCTGGACAAAGGCCACAAAATCATCATATTCCCCCGGATCATCTACCATAGCATAAGCCAGATCCTCCGGATTTCTGACCCCATAGGAATTCTGCAATTCTGTATCATACAAATCAGGTACAACGCACGACACGGATAAAAGCCTGGAAATATATTTGCCGGTATTGATTTTCTGCCGGTATGCGTTGGGCTTCCCGGGGATAGGGACTTCCTCCATACATTCTTCCCGCAAGTCAGCATTCCGCTGGCTGGAAACAGGCTGCAATTCCCACAAAAGCGGCTGTCCTTTTTCATCCAGCAGTGATTTTGTAGCCGCATAGAACGCATTCTTTTTGGGGATTTTATTTTCTTTCATGAATTGTGCGAAATTTCCCATAATAGCATTTTCCTTTCTTTATTCTTTTGTTAATTGGTAAGGAACCCGTCCAGATACTTGAAGGTTTCAGGCATTTTGAAATCTTCAAAGGTAAAGTCCATTTCTTCGTCTAAATAATCATCATCTGCACCAAACTTGGCCAGTGTGCCGCCGTCAATGTTGCAGTCGATTAAAATAATAGTCTGCCGCCCTACTTTGGATGTAGGATCTTCGTTTGTAATTTGAATGTCAAAATAAATGTCCTCACCTGTATCCTTGTACTGCACCATCATTTCACGGAAAATGGATGTATTGTAATGGAAGGTGGCCGTTCCGGTTCCTTTCCATCCTGCGGCTTTATTGCCTTTCCCGGTTTTTCCCAAAATCGGCACTTCCACTTTTGTTTTCTCAAACTTCGCCTCCAGACTGATTGCCTGCATAAAGTTATAGCGGCGGGTACCGATTGTTACATAGCATTCTGCTAAAGCGGCAAAGACAGTATCTTTTCCCCGCATAATAACTCTGTTTCCCAAATTTTCTCACTCCCTTTTACGACACGGTTACAGTCATGTACAGCTTACCCATTGCATTGATAACGGTAATAGCATCTGCAACCACTACTGCCATTTTCGTATCCCCCTGGTCAACTGTAATATCTGTATCCTCAAAATTTTCAATGGCCCGAATATCCTGCAACTGCTGGTGGAGCTTTACAATATCCATCCAAAGGGATCTTCTTCCCTCAGCATCATTGGGGACAACGCCCAGATATTTTGTATTGAATACCACAGCCACATCATTGGCGATTTGGTCACAGACCCGGATAGTCTGGTTGCTCTTGAATACATCCCCCATAGTGTCGGAAGTCGTGACAAAGGTATTGATGTCCTCTAGTACCCGTACTTCATCCCCCACTTGATGGAAAATGAATTTTCCTTTGTCAATGGCATTTTCAAGATCCTTCTGGGTATACTCCACGTCCACGGTGTATTCCCCATCATACTTTTTATTCATAGCCGATTTATTGACAGCAATGCCGCCTTCAACTCCTGTAACCCAATACACAAGGGCCGCTTCATCCGGATAGATCATTTCCCCGTCTACACGCATAGCCCCATCTATACAGCGGTTTTCGATACTGACAGCGCCCATATAATCAGGCTTTGTGTACTGGTGCAGAACAAGCTGGAACTTCATGCCTACCTCATCCCGCATCCGCTTGACAAAAGCAGCAAACAAGGACTTGATTGTATTTTCCGTTGTCACAACACCCATAGCATTGAAAGTATACTTTTCAATAGCGTCAATGTAGTTTTGATAGGAGCCGCCTGTAACTTCCCCGTTGGTCCCTCCGGCAAGGGGCATCCCCGCTGTTTCCTCCAATACGGCTTCGGGGTTCCATTTTACGAAATCATTATCAAACAAATCTTTTGCTTGAGCTACTGTTTGTATTTCTACCAAATCCGGCCCTAAATAAAGGGAAACATCAAACAGTTCCGGCTCATCCACGTTTACGGAAACAATGACTTTTAAATCATTCCCCCGGATGCCGCTGTACTTTGCCGTGGCATAGGTACAGGCAGCTTTTTTGCCGTTGCTGTTTAGCCGGTAGGCATGAAGGGTAATTGCGTTCATAAATAAATCCCGCAGTCCTTTTAATTTATCACTGGTGTAATCATAGCCGAAATACTTCATGGAGTTTTTAATGAAGTCCCCATTTTCTACGGTAAATACCGCATTATCCGGCCCCCAGTCCAAGGCCAGGGGCATGGTTACGGTACCACGGTCTGAAAGGGTTGCGCTTGCTGTAGGCAGGCTCACAAAGTTGATGTAGCTGCCGGGCAGCTTTTTGTTTTGGACTAAAAATGTGCCGCCGCCAAGGGCCATCCATTACACCTTCTTCCCTAAAAATTCATCTACCAGGGCTTGTGTTTCCTGAAGTGTATACCGTTTATCGTCTTCTAAAAGGGCTTCCAGCACATCCCTCCGGTGCTGGAAATGCTTTGAACCAATCAGCTGCTGCTTGGTAAAGGAAGCTTCTGCTGCTGTATTTTCCATTGTTTCTTCAACTCTCTTTCTTTTCCTGCATGGAATGATCTAAGGTTTCCATCAAAGGAGAATCCAATTTTTTCATTACAAAGAAATCGTAATGGACAAAGAAATTCAGTACCCCGTCAACGGTTTTATGGTGCATTTTCCGGCCCCGCAATAAGGTGCCATCATCATGAAGGGTCAGATATTCCAGCACGCCATAAAGCCGTTCCGCTGCGGCTTCACATTCTGACCGGGCATCCTTTTGGCATTTGGGAAGGTACTGGATGCAAAACTGCTGGGCCCGGTAATACCGCTTACCCCGGTACAGATTGTAGGATGCCTCCAGGCAATGGATAAAAAAACAAGGCTCCTTTAAGCCTTGTGCAATGCTTTCATCATAAATCTGATATTCTCCGCCAAATTCGGCTTCCAATGCAATGGAAATGGATTCCGTTAATAATTGAATCATTTCACAGTAAAATATCCCTCCAAAAATGTCTTGAGCCGCTGTGCCAGTAAATTGGGAGCTGTCTGCTGGATATGTTCTTCCGCAATGGTCAGCATGAATTTTCCCTGCACCCATCCTTTGTGGTTGGCTGTCCTGTGGCCGTATTC